ATTAGAAGCTATGAGAGAGAATATTAGCGATATTAGAAGCGATATTAAAGACTTAAAAGGCACTACAACAGCTACAGAAAATACAGTTAAAGATTTTATTTCAGATATAAATTACAGTTTGGAGGTATCATATGACACAGAATAAACTAGAATGGCTTAAGGAACGTCAAAAGGGAATAGGTGGAAGTGATGTAGGGGCAGTACTTGGAGTTAATAAGTGGAAAACACCATTTCAAGTGTACTTAGAAAAAACAGAAGAAATAACAGAAGTTGAAGAACCAAGCGAAGCTGCATACTGGGGAACAGAATTAGAAGATATAGTTGCAAAGGAATTTGCTAAAAGAACAGGCAAAAAGGTTAGAAGAGACACACAACATTTTATAAGTGAAAAGTATCCGTTTATGGTTGCAAATATAGATAGAAGAGTAGTAGGAGAAAATGCAATCCTTGAATGTAAAACTGTAAATCAATATGGTGCTAAAGAGTGGGAGGGTGAAGAGATACCACCAAGTTACTTATTGCAAGTACAACATTACTTATATGTTACTGGTGCAGAAAAAGGGTATATAGCAGCATTAATCGGCGGACAACGTTTTATATGGAAAGAAATTGAACGTGACGAAGAATTGATAGAAATGATTATAAAGGCTGAATCTGATTTTTGGGATATGGTAGTTAATAAAACTCCTCCTGCTTTAGATGGATCAAGTGTAGCAGAACAATATATAAATAAAAGATTTAGTGAAGCTGATATAGAACTGGATGAAATCCCACTTTCCGCACAACATGAAGAACTTATAGAAGAATATAAAGTACTTAAAGAACAACAGAAAGAAATTAACACAAAGATAAAAGAAATTGAAAATAACTTAAAACTTGAATTAGGAGAACATGAACAAGGTTATGTAAGTAACTATCAAGTCAAATGGAAAAATGTAAAATCTACAAGAGTAGATACAAATAAGTTAAAAAATGAATACAAAGACATTTATGAAAAAGTAAAAAAAGAAAGTATATCAAGAAGATTTGAAATCAAGGAGGATTAATAAATGGCAACAAATACAAGTTTAAAAAATCAATTAGCAACTAAAGGTGGACAGGGTGCAGCAGTAGGAAAAAGCTTAAAAGGGTTATTAGACACCCCAAAAATAGCAAAGAGATTTGAAGAAGTTTTAGGCAAAAGAGCACCTCAATATATGAGTTCAATTTTAAATCTATACAACGGAGATACTTATTTGCAAAAATGTGAACCTACTAGTGTATTAGCAAGTTCTATGGTAGCAGCAACAATGGATTTACCAGTAGATAAAAACTTAGGGTATGCATGGGTAGTCCCTTATAAAGGTAAAGCACAATTCCAAATGGGTTATAAAGGCTACATTCAACTAGCACTTAGAACAGGACAATATAAGCACATTAACACTATAGAAATTCATGAAGGTGAATTAATATCATGGAATCCACTTACAGAAGAATTAGAAGTTGATTTTACTAAAAAGATAAGTGATAAGGTTGTAGGATATGCAGGATATTTTGAGTTACTAAATGGTTTTAAAAAGTCTACTTACTGGACTAAAGAACAAATAGAAGCACATAGAAAGAAATTTTCAAAAAGTGATTTTGGTTGGTCAAAAGATTTTGATGCAATGGCTAAAAAGACAGTATTAAGAAACATGTTAAGTAAGTGGGGAATCTTAAGTATAGAGATGCAAAATGCTTATACAGCTGATACAAACGTGATTCAAGAAGAAATAATAGATGAACCAGACAACGTTCAAGGGAATATAGATGAAGAAATATTTGTAGAAGCTAAATTTGATGAACTAAATGACAATGATTTTGAAGGGACACCATTAGAATGATTAAACATATACCAATCAAAATAAACGGAAGAATATTTGTAAAAGTTGTAGTAGGGAATATGGGGTATACCCTTATCCCTTACGACAAGGCTTTAGAGATTGAGGAAGAATTACAAAGGAAGTGATTTAATGAAATATTCATTTGATCCTATAATAGCAAAATATTACGGAGTTGATGGGGCTATTGTTATTGAGAATTTATATTTCTGGATTATGAAAAATAAAGCTAATGACAAAAATTATTTTGATGGAGAATATTGGACTTACAATTCAGTAAAAGCATTTGAAGAGTTATTCCCGTTTTGGAGTAAAAGACAAATTGAAAGAATACTTAAAAACTTAGAAAATGAAGGAGCGATAAAAACTGGTAATTATAACAAATTACAGTACGACCGCACTAAGTGGTATGCACTTAACCAAACGGTTTTTTCCATTTACGCAAATGGTGAAATGGAAAAAACCGAATGGAGAAATGGAAATAACCAAACGGGGAAACCTATACCATATAATAAACCAGTTGATAAACCAATTGATAAACCATATAAAGAAAAAAAAGAAAAAAGCCGAACCGCATTAGATGAAATAATTAACACTTATACTTCTAACCAATTGTTAAAAGAAACATTACAAGACTTCTTAAAGATGAGAAAAGCACAAAAGAAACCAATGACAGATAGAGCATTAAAAACATTGCTAAATAAGTTAGATACCTTAGCAACAACAGATGAAGAAAAAATAGAGAGACTAGAAGAAAGTATATGTAACTGCTGGCTTACTGTATATCCTAAAAAAGATTTTAGCAATAAGAATTATAAACAAGAAAGTTTAGATACCAAAGCAAATAAAAATTACGAAAATCTCAAGAAAATAATGAAAGAACAACAAGAACATTATGAGGAAAATGTAGCAAAATATATGGCTGATTGTGAAGAAGTTCCATTTTAAGGAGTGGTATTATGGAATTAGTAGATCAATTAAAAGCATTGAGAGCTAAAGCACAAAAGAAAGAGATAAAGCATGAATGTAAATTGTGTAACGATACTGGATGGATAGTTGAAGGAATTGGAGAAAATAGCACATACAAAAAATGTGTTTGTAGAATTAAAAAAGAAAATATTGCAAGTTGGAAAAGGTTCGGACTTGATCCGGAAAAGGTTAAAAAGATAAATGACTATAATGCAACAGATGAAGTTAGAAAAAAGGCTAGAAATATGGCAGTAAATTATATAAAAACATACGAACCTACAAAGTCAATATTATTCGCAGGTAATCCTGGAGCAGGGAAATCTCATTTATCTATAGGTATAGGGGCAGCTTTATTAGAAAAAGGTATAGCAGTTATTTATATGCCTTACCTGGAGATTATAAGAGAATTAAAGGCTAACAGTATGGATAATGAATACTACTTAAGGCTTATAGGCAAATACTACAATGCAAAATTATTAATAATTGATGATTTATTTAAAGACAAAGTAAAAAATGGTAAGTTAGTTGGCACATTGTCAGAAAGCGATATAAAGCACATATATAGCATAATCAATTTTAGATACAACAACAAACTTTCTACAGTTATAAGCACTGAATTACTTCCGCAGCAACTTATAGAACTAGATGAAGCATTGGCTGGAAGAATAATTGAAATGTGTAATAACAATATAGTTACATTTGAAGGTCAAAAATACAATTATAGATTAAAAAATATTATGGAGGGATAAGAATGAATACACCTTATTGTAAAATATGTGGGAAGATGTACGGAATAGAAGTACACCACATAATTAAAAGAAGTCAGTGTAAACCGTTGGAGCATTGTAAACTTAATCTTGTAGGTCTATGTGAAGAACATCATAGAGGGACATATGGAGTACATGGAAAGCAAGGGCATGAACTAGATAAGAGATTAAGAAGAGAATTTCAAGACAAACTAGAATTACTTTTTGATAGAGAACATTTTACAAAAGAAGAGATAAAACAAACACTTAACATAAGCGATAGAGCCTGTGAAAGTCTCTGTAAGCTAATAAAAAGTAATAAAGGTGTATTTAATCGTGAAGATATAATAATCGCTTGTATGGGAGGAAAGAAGGAAATATGAAGAAAGTAAAAACAGAATTATATAATGACAATTTTCAAAATTATAAAAGATACAATATACCAAGAGCACAATTAGTAATAGCAGATATTCCTTATAATTTAGGTGCTAATGCTTATGCTTCTAATCCAGAGTGGTATATAGATGGAGATAATAAAAAAGGTGAATCTAAAAAGGCAGGCAAAGCATTTTTTAATACAGATATAAATTTTAACATTGCAGAATACTTCCATTTTTGCAACAAGCTACTTATAAAAGAACCTAAAGAGAGAGGTAAAGCTCCGGCAATGATAATATTTTGCAGCTTTGAACAAATACCTATAGTAGTCCAATATGGTAAAAAATACGGATTTAAGAATTATTATCCTTTATTCTTTATTAAAAATTATTCCGCTCAAGTTTTAAAAGCAAACATGAAAATTGTAGGCGCTACAGAATATGCAGTGGTTTTATATAGAGATAAATTACCTAAATTCAACAACGGAAGAACAGAAACGCAAAAAGGTAAAATGATTTTTAATTGGTTTGAGTGGAAAAGAGATAATAGCAAGATATATCCTAAGATACACCCAACACAAAAACCAGTTAATATTATAAAAAGGCTTATAGAAATATTTACGGATGAAGGTGATGCAGTAATTGATCCAGTTGCTGGAAGTGGGACAACATTAAGAGCAGCAAAAGAACTTAATAGAAATAGTTATGGATTTGAAGTATATAAAGAGTTCTATAACAAAGCACAAAATGAAATGCTCAATTTTAAAGAAGATAATCAATGTAGCATTTTCGACATGATAGGTGAGGTACAACATGAATTATGAAGAAATGTATTTAGAAGAAAGCAAACAATTCAATTCTGTAGTAAAAAGATTTGAAAAACTACAAGAAAATGACATAGTAGGTGCTTATAGACTTAGTATAGATGCATTACAAGCATATAACAGATGGTCGAAGATAAAATGTGACATAAAGAAGGATTTAAAACGTGGAGAAATGGCAGCACTTAAAGACAGACTAGAAGAAATGTGTAAATATCTAAAAGAAGTATCTATTACATCAAGAATGGTATGGAAACAAGCTAGAGAAGATATTAAGAATAATACAGAGAATGATTAAAATGTGAGGTGTTGAAAGTGTGAATAGAGCAGAGAGAAGAAAGAAAGAAAGACAATATAAAAAAGAGTATAGCAAAGCAGAAAAGAAGAAAGAAACACTATATAAATGGATAGATACTCTTTCTAAAGATAAATATGAGTTAATAATCGGAGAGATAAAAAGGCAATCGGTAAATCATGGCAATAGTGTAATGGAAAGTGTAGATAGATGTCTTACTGCGCTAATGATAGAAGAATATGATATGGAACTTGAAGAAGTGCAAGTATTCATGACGAAGTTAATAAACAACATGGGAGAAGATACAGAAAAAATAAACAAGCTAAAAAATATGTTAGGGGGAAGATATATGAAAACATTAGAAGATATAAAAAATAAGATGATTAAGGAAGCAAGGGAAATGATGGAAGGAGGAATGAAGGATAAAGACATAAAGCAAAAGTTAAATATGGAATACCCACAACTTTCTAAAAGCATGGTAACTAATGCGGTGAAGAGAATAAGAACAGAATATAACAAGGAGGTTGCAGCAGATGTTACAAAGCTAGCAGCTGCTATGGGAGTTGGTGAAGTAACAAAAGAAGATTTAGAAAAAGCGAACATTATAGAAAGCGATACAGAGCCATCAGAAGAAGAAAGTACACCAAGTGAAGAATTTATCGAGGAAGATGCAAAAACATCAGAGAACGTACAAAATAAAGCGAGAAACGGCATTGAAATTAAATCTAGAAAAAAAAGCGAGACATTAGAGGTGCAAGGTAGCAATTATAACTATACAGTGATTAAAACTCAAGATAATCTAAATTCACTTGTTGAAGTTATAAGAGAAGATGGAGTAAGATACACAAGTTTAGAAGAGTTAGAAAACATAAGACAAAAGGCTATAGATGTTATCAATCAAGAATTTGAGGAAGGCAAAGCAGTTTTCAATGTGTAGGAGGTAGGAAAATGGAAGAAGATATATTGAAATTTTGTAAAGAACTAATAAGAGAGCAAGGTAATGTTTTCAATGTATATTGTGATTTAATTTGTGATTTTTGCCCATTTAATGACAAAGCTAATAATAGAAAATGTGGTGATAGACCAGTAAAAGAAATTATACAAATAGCCCAAAACTACATCAAAGAACACGAAAAGACAGTAAATGTAATTAACAGCATTGAAGAAGAAACAATAACACTAGATGATCTTAAAGACATAAAAGAAAATAATATTGTACCTACTTACTACCACAAAGGTGATTATGATGTAATTGAGTTTTGTAATAAGTATGAAATAGGATTTGTGACAGGCAACATTATCAAGTATATAGTAAGATACAAGAATAAAAATGGGATTGAAGATTTAAAGAAAGTTAAAGAATATTTATGTAGAAGGTATATAGAAAATTTAATTATAGATTCAGAGGATAAATTAAAATTCTATGAAGAAAATAATTTAAATTATAAGCAAGGTATAATATTAGACTTAGTTTTAGATAATTGCCATAAAAAAGCAGAAGAAATGTTAAATAGTTTAATTAAATATGAAGAAAAGAAAGAGAGTGATATTAATGAATAGAGTTGTATTAATTGGAAGACTTACTAAAAACCCAGAGTTAAGATTTACACCAGGAACAGGATTAGCAGTATCTACATTTACAATAGCAGTAGATAGAAGGACTAATAAAGAAGGTAAAAAGGAAACAGACTTTATTCCTATTGTAGCATGGGGAAAACAAGGCGAAAACGTAGCTAATTACATGAGTAAAGGAAAACTTATTGGAATTAGTGGAAGAATACAAACTAGAAATTATGAAGGTAAAGACGGAATTAAGAGATATGTTACTGAAATAGTAGCTGATGAAGTACAATTCTTAGAAAGAAGTGATAATAGTAATACGACACCTAACAACAATAATTATGATGATGGGTGGAATGATCCAGTTGACGATTCGGAGGAGGTTCCATTCTGATAATTCGCAATATGATTAAAATGTGAATTAGAATACAAGTGAGGATATAGTTATACACCTATTTTCACACTTGGGTTTCAATATCAGTTAAGAATAAGGTGAGAATATGTCAAAATACAACAGTAAAAGAGCAGAATGTGACGGAATAGTATTCGATTCTAAAGATGAAATGAAATACTATGAAGCACTAAAGATAAGAAGAGCAAAAGGAGAAATTAAAAACTTTGAATTACAAGAGAAGTTTACGCTCATAGAAGGCTTTGAGAAGGAAGGAAAGAAGTACAGACCTATAACTTATACAACGGATTTCACTATATATCATAATGATGATAGTGTGGAATATGTGGATGTTAAAGGAATGACTACGCAACAGGGAGAAATGCGGATCAAGTTATTCCACTGGAGATATAGAGATTTAAAGCTGTCTATAGTTGCAAGAAATCTAAAGTATGGTGATAAGTACGGATTTATAGACTTCTATGAGTTAAAGAAAATAAGAAATAATAATAGAAAGGTGAAAAATAAATGATAGATAAAAATATATTAGAATTTATGAATAGTTTAAGTGAGAAACAATTAGAAGTATTTAAAAATAATTTTAGATATAGTGAAGAATTAACAATTAATAATTTAGTTAGAAAGGCTCATAACAATGCAGTAAATAAGGGGTTCTGGGATACTTATTATAAAATATGTGATGAATTATGGTCTAAAGATTACGTAGAAGATATAAAAACAGCATATATAAATCAATGCTTAATACTAACTATAGGTGAGATATCAGAAGCTGTAGAAGGACTTAGAAAAGGTGATGCAGATAACTTCAAAGAAGAACTAGCAGATGTTTATATAAGACTTTCAGACCTTGTAGGAGCTTTAGAAATAGACATAGAAGAAGAGATAAAAAAGAAAATGGAGAAGAATAAGGGCAGAGAAAAGATGCACGGAAAGTTGTTTTAGTGTGGAATATGATTAAAAAGTGAAGGAGAAGAAAATGAAAAAAGATATTATTAAAATATTTAATGAAGACGATGGAATATATACGGAAGTGCCAGAAGACATTACTTTAGCAGAAGTTTTTGAGGGTTTAGTTTTGGCACTAGCTGAAACCAGTGAACTTATGTTGTGCGATTTGAAGACATAGAATTGCATAAAACTGCAAAAAAAATAAAACAAATACTTAATGAAACAATTGACGAAGTTATTTAAAATCACAATACAAATAAAACACGAATAGGGGGAAGAGTTATGATGTGTGTTGAACAGAAAGAAAATAAATATATATTTCGTAAGACAGAAAGGAAGTTATATCAATATTATGAGGATATAAAAAAGAGAGAAATAATAAAAAAGAACATAGAAGATCTAAAAAGAACTATAGAAAGAAAAAAAGAACAGATTAGAAACTGCGATATAACCATTGAAGCGGATATACAATCAGTTCCAATAACAGAAAGAGTACAAACATCACCTACAGGAGAAAGTGCAGTAGAAAGGGGAATAGATAGGGGAATAACTAATTTAGAAAAGGAACTAAATCATTTTAAAAAGCAATTACAGAAGGAAGAAACAGATTTAATAAACATAGATCTAAAAATAAATAAGATGAAACATGTTATAGATATACTAAATGAGGATTACAAGTATTTTATTAATTTAATGTATGGGCAAGCATTAAGGATAGAAAAAATCGCTGACAAGATACATGTAAGTAAAAAAACAGCTTACAATACAAGAGATAAGATTATAAAAGAAATAATTAGTTTTAAGATGTTATAGGAGGGTAATATGAAAAAGAAAAAGATTATAACAGGAATATTGTTTTCAATAATTATTTTATCAACTACAGGATGTTCAAGTTGTAGTAGGATGGCTGCAGATATTAAAAGTGATATTGGTGGAGGGTTTAACAGAACAGTAAACATATATAACTATCAAGGGGAATTAATCGCAACCTATACTGGTAAAATTGGCTTAGAAGTTTCAAATAATTGTAATAAAGTTAAGTTTGATTTAGATGGTAAGAGATATATTTATTATAATTGTACTGTAGAAACAATAGCAGATATCGAATAACATATGAGAGTAGTAATAAATACTACTCTTGTTTATTTATACAAAAGAAAAGTGAATTTTTTGTATAGTTTGTATATTGATAATGTACTATGCATAGTGTATAATTTAAGTATAGTAAGAAATGAAGGAGAGATAAGAAATGATGAATTTAATGAAAGAAGCACACAAATTAACAAAGGAAATTAAAAGAGAATATCCAGAAGTTGATTATAAGGTTCAATTAGGTTTATGCATATCTTATCTTTCTAACAAGGAGGGAAA